CCGCCTTCTGGTTATCGATTTACGCCATCTGGTGATCTTGAACCTATCCCAGGTGGTCCAGCAGCGCCAGGATTGTCAAATAAAGATATTCAAAAACGTGAAGCAGTGTTTCCTCAAGCTACACAAGCAGTTAAAGGCTTTGAAACTAAATCTGATTTATTTATTAAGGACTTAGAGCGTCTTCGTGATGATCCAGGTTTAAATCAAATCACTGGTCCTATCTATGGCCGTACGCCAAGCGTAAGCCAAGCAGGTAGTCGAGCACAGGCTTTGTACAACAAAATCTTTGCTAAAGGTGGTTTTCAAGCGTTACAAGACATGCGCGAGGCGTCCAAAACAGGCGGCGCGTTAGGTAACGTGTCTAACGAAGAAGGTCGTCGTCTTGAAAGATCAATTGTTGGTGGCCTTGATAGAACACAAAACATTAAAGATGTTAAAAAAGGTATTGATGATTTAATTGACGAAATTCGTACTTCAAAGTCTCGTGTACGCGAAGCGTATGATTCAACTTACGAGTACCGAACACAGCAAGGTGCTGCGCCCGCGCAACCCGCGTCAACTGGCGGCTGGTCCGTCGTGAGGTAATCATGGCCGATCAAATCTATAAAGTACGCGACCCGCAAGGAAACATCCGAGAAATTAAAGGACCGGCTGGCGCTAGTGACGAAGAAGTCATCGCACAAGCGCAGCGTCTGTTCGCCGCACCCGCGCCTGCACCCACCGCGCCCGAACCACGTAGTGAGGGTATGCCAACCGCGCCTCGCCAAGACATACCGTTTGGTCAACTTACCGCGCCGTTTATGGGTTTTAGTAGCGGTGTGGGTAATGTCATGTTTGGTGGACAAGAATTACTTGGCCGAGGTTTGCAAGCCATAGGAGCGCAAGAAACCGGCGCGGCGTTAGCAGCAGACGCGGCTAGACGTCGAGCACAAGAACAAGCAAAAATCCAACCTTACAAAGAACAATTCCCTATCGCAACGGGTGCAGGTGAGTTTGCGGGTGAAGTAATTTCTACACTTCCTGTGGGCGGTGCAATCGCAGCGCCTGTACGTGCGGCTGGAGCGGGTCGTTTAGCGCAAGCAATACGTACTGGAGGTCTATCTACGGGTGCAGCTCCAGCTACTACGTTAGGTGGCAGGCTTGCTGACCTAGGCACACGAGTTAGTGGAGGCGCGATAACAGGCGGCGCAACTGCGGGGCTTATCAATCCAGATGAAATAGAAACTGGCGCAGCGATGGGCGGTGCCGTAGCGGCAGCAGCGCCTCCAATCATTAAAGGATTAAGTCGAGTTGCTGGAAAGGCTACGGATGTAGGTAATTTACCAAACCAGTTAGCCGCTCGTATGGTTAGGGAATCTTTAAATTCTCCTGAACAAGTCGCTGCTGTACGCGCTGCACTGCAACAAGCGCAACAGCAAGGTTTAGATTTAACAGCTCAACAAGCCATAGCCCGTAACGGGCTTATCGTGCCTGGATTACAAGCAACAATTGAAAAAGCAATTAAAAAGACAGGACTTGTTGATACAAGGCTTGCCAAAGAAACAGCGCAAGAAGCCACACGTTTAACAACCATAAAAAACATGACGCCTGATTTGCAAGCGTCCATCAATATTCGCGCCGCGTCAGCAAAACCTTTTTATGAGGCAGCAGATAAGGCAGTTTTACCGATTGATAGTGATCTAGCTAGTGTTATTTCTCGGATGCCAGAAGGCACGTTAGCGGCTGCGGCTAACATCGCTAAGATGGAAGGTAGGCCTTTCATCATGGGTAAAACTACCCCACCTAAAATAGTTGAGACTGGCGTACTAGATGCGGCAGGCAATCCTGTCACTAAAGAAATACCAGGTAAAACAGCCGAGATTACTGGCGAATCACTGCATTACATTAAACGGGCCTTATCTGATATTGCGTACGGTCCTACTTCAACAACAGGCGCGGGTAGGGATACTCAACTAGCTGCTCGGAAATTGCTAGGTGATTACGTCAAAGTCTTTGAGACTAAAGTACCAGAGTATGGTGAAGCAAGACGCATTTATTCCGATTTATCAGCGCCAGTGAACCAAGCGCAAGTGCTTAAAGAGATGGCGTCTGTGTTGGAAAAACCAGGCGGCGGTGAGCGTATTGGGCCTTTCTTAAATGTGCTTGGGCGCGGAGAGCAAGCCATGCTTAAACGCGCTGGTGGTCGAGGTGGCCCTCGATTTGAAGCGCTTGATGAAGTATTGACGCCAGAACAAATTTCTACTGTTCGAGAAGTAGCCCGACAACTTGAAACGCAAACGGCGCTTAAATCGCAAATTACCGAAGCCCAACAAAGGGCGTCTGATCTTATTAAAGACGAACTACCTAACTACAGAATACCTAACATCTTTAACGTATGGGCGACTAGCGCCAATAAAATATTAGCCACGCTAGGTCTTAAAATTGGCGATGAATCTATCAAAAAGATAGCTGAAGCATCCATGTCAGCTAAGTCCTTTGATGAGTTATTGAATACGCTGCCTGGTGAAGAAAGGTCTAAAGTTCTTAAGGCTATTAGTGACCCTAGCACGTGGGGTAAAACTGGCGCTACAATCATGAAAAGCGCTACAGTAGCAACAACTCCTCCGGTAAGTTTAGATGTAAGCGGAACAGCAGAAAGCATGTCTCCGGCTGAAAGACGGTTGGCTGAGCAAGTAAGAATGGAGCAGCGCAACATGCTTAACCCTAACCCTTCAAACCAAAACAATTTGATGAGATAGTTATGGAGCAAGAAGTGGAAACGCGTTTGTCTGTTCACGAGGCCGTCTGTGCAGAGCGCTATAAGTCTATTGAGCAATCATTCAGCCGCGTTGAAGAGCGCTTTGATGATGGCTCGCAAAAGATGAAGAAACTTGAATACCTGATGTACGCCGTCATGGTTGCCGTGCTCCTCGGCCCTGGCGCTGCTGCAATTTTTTTTAAGAAGTTATTAGGTGTTTGATCTTCTTAGCGGCGGTCTTCTTGGTTCGATCTTCGGCGGCTTATTCAGGTTAGCGCCAGAAGTGCTGAAGTTCTTGGATAAAAAGAACGAACGCCAGCATGAGTTGAGTATGTTTCAGCTTCAGACCGACCTTGAGAAGTTGCGCGGTGAATTTCGTATGGAGGAAAAGTATGTTGACTACAGTGTTCAGCAACTTGATACCATCAAATCGGCCTTTGAAGAACAGGCTGAAACGGCTAAGGCAGCAGGTTGGTTTGTGGCTGGAATCTCTGCCTTGGTACGTCCAGGAATCACCTGGGCGTTATTTTCAATGTACGCAGCAGTCAAGACGGCTTCGCTTGTTCTTGCATTTCAAACGGGTGCGCCTTGGGCAGAAGTCTTAGTCAAGACTTGGGATGAAGATGACTTTGGTTTGTTCACGATGGTGCTCACCTTCTGGTTTGTCGGTCGCAGTATTGAGAAGTACAAGTGAATGAAGCAAAAACGCTTTGCAAAAATGTACTAATCAAGCCCTTTGAAGGGCTGGCAAAACGTTTGCCCGATGGACGCGTTCAAGCGTATCCCGATCCCGGTACCAGAGGACATCCTTGGACGATTGGCTGGGGAGCCACCGGACCCAACATCAACCCCGGTACGATCTGGACGATGCAGCAGTGCGAGGATGCGCTGGATCACCATGTGGAGTATTTTGTTCGTGGTCTGGTAAGGATGTCGCCAAGCATTCAAACCGCACTACCCCGACGCATCGCCGCTGTGACAAGCTGGGCCTACAACTGTGGCCTCGGAAACTACCGCATCAGTACGTTTAAAAAGCGTATTGACGCGGGGGACTGGGACGGCGCAGCCGATGAATGCCTTAAATGGAATAAGGCTGCTGGCAGAGTCCTTCCTGGCCTCACGCGACGACGCGCTGCTGAAGCGGCGTTGATGAGGTAGGCACGCTAAAGCGCTCTTGCTTCCTTAAACAACTCCATCCGCTCGCGTGACGCACGCAACGCTGTGTAGCGCTGGTGCAGGCGCTCCATGATTGAGATGCGTTTAGCGCCTGCGCGTTCTTCGTTAAGCAAACTCAACACTTGTTCCTCGGTCATAAGCGCCAGTTCTTTGTTGAGCTTTCGCCAGTTCATGCTCAATTTTGTTCTCCAGTTCGATAA